ATTGGTTCAATTTAATTTTATTAATCGTTTTATATAAATTTTTAGTTATCACCAATTATTATGCATTTTATAAAAAATTGAAATACTTTTTGTTTAATAATATAACAAGTGTTGTTTAAAAGTCATAAAGTTTGAAACTACAATGAACACTATCACAAGTCTTTATATCCCCTGTATCCAAGACACATTCAACTCCGAATTTATTGTAAATTTATTCGAGAAATCTGGCATTGCTCAGGTAAGTAGAGTTGCCATGGAGCCAATTAAAAAATCGGTTTCCAATGAGTCCTTTGAGAAATATAATCGTGTGTATATCGGAATTAAGGTTTGGAACGACACCGAAGCAGCTTTTAACTTGATTAAGCGCCTCAGAAATCCCAGTGTTGAAGCCAGAATCGTTTACTGCGACGATAATTGGTGGCCGGTATATATTAATAAATATCCTGCTAAATTAGCATCTGGTAAGCGCGTTTTGACTTTATTCGAAGAAAAGCACAACGACAACTACAACGATGACCTTAGAACTACCGTGGTACATGAGTATCACGAACCAAAGAAGAACAATATAATTAAGATCGACGTTGATAAGACCCTTTTATTGCGCAATATTATCAACGGCATTAGAACTACTCCAGTATATGATGATGAGCTTGAGGAACTTGACAAATCCAAACTCATACGCAACATTATGCGTGAGATGGATGAAGAGACTATGTGGCATACTGAATGTGTCGTATAAATGTGTTTCCATATAAATCAGTAATTATTAGTATGTTGTTTGTTTTATCAGTAATTTAATTAATTAATATTTAAAGGCGAAGATTCCCCTTCGGGAGTCAATCCCTTTTTTATATAACTTATTTTACAATTTATATCTTTTTTATTATTTACGACTTTTTTATTATTTACGACTTTTTTATTTCCAATGTATAATTCATTCTTTAGACAAACCATTTTTAGGTCAATAGCATAAATAGCTTCCATATAATAATTATAGGGTTTGTTTTTAATTTAATTTTAATAGTATAAATATATGGAGAACAATATTGCTGATTCAATTAATAAATTATTTAATACATTAACTGACAATTATATTTTTGTATATACGCCACCAAAGGTTGGGTCAACAACATTAGTTACATCATTAAGAGTGTCACTTGGTAAAAGCTATAATATAATTCATATTCATGATGAAACTATGTTAAATGTATTAATTGGAATAAATGAAGTTAAAATTAATGATATGATTTTTTATCTCTCTAATCAAGGGAAAAATATTTATGTGATTGACATTTATAGAACACCAGTAGAGAGAAAAATGTCTGAATTCTTCGAAAAAATATCACCATATCATTTTAATAATACTGCTGAAAATATTAGTAAATATTCTATTAAAAGAATAAGCGATAGATTTAATAAATTATTTCCACATATTGAAAATGGTGACCATTATTTTGATAAATACGATATTTCTGAACCTATACCATTTGATTTTAAAAATAAATATACTATCCAAATAATTAATAATATTAAATATATTAAACTTCGTTTATGCGATTCTAATTTATGGTCAAATATTCTCTCCAATATATTCCAATCAGATATTGTTATAATTCGTGATTATGAAACTGAAAATAAGAATATAGGGTTATTATATAATACATTTAAATCTGAATATAAATTACCCATAAACTATATTGAAATTATAAAAAATGATAAATATTTCAACTTTTATTACAACGAACTAGAGAGAAATAAGTATTTAAATAATTGGTATACTAGAACAACAGATAAATTTACATCTTATACTGATAATGAATTTAAGTTTTATATTAATTTGTGTTTAGAAAATCAATATATAAATGATATAGACATAGATCATTATATTGACAATGGTTGTTTTTGTATATATTGCTCACATAAACGTAAAGAAATTTATCTTAAAGCTAAATCTGGAGTGATAAAATTTGATAAAATAATTCATAGAGAAGTCATTAATGAAGTAAAAAACGAAAAAATAAAAGAAATTAATAAAAAAATTAACAATTCAATAAATTATATTAACAAACAAAAATTCAGTCCAAATCAATTTAAACTCTTGAAGATCTAAAATGGAACAAAATAATATAATTTTACATAAAAATATATAAAATTATATTTACCATTGTTAGTAATTTTATTTACATCTCAGAGCTCTTAATAAAATGCTTATTCATATACTTTTGAATAGTAAAATAGGTTAATTCATCACTATCATTTAATCCTAATAAACTCTTAAGTTTTTCGTCTGGCGAAATAATTTTGGAATTTGTAGTATTTTCCAACTTATTTTCTTTAATATAAGCAACTAATGCGCGAGTTACTTCTGTTCGAGCAATTTCACTACCTTCAGTCTTATTCATAAATTCACATAATTCTTTTGTTACTTTACTTGGTTTGGCAAATCCGGAAGGTTGTCTATTACCTTTATTTTTACTCTTTGTAACTTCTTTTTTAAGACCCTTCATTTGTTTTTTTACACTTTTTTCTACTTGTTTAATATTTTGTTGAATTCCAGTGATTTGTGTCTTCATTTGATTTAGTTGGGTAACTAATTGCTCAAATTGAACAAAAATTTCATCGTCTAATTGCGCGTCAGTTGTTTCTTTTTTACTCATTTATACTTACATTATCAAGTAATATTTAAATTGATTTATTTTAAATATTATTATTCTTAGTAGTGTCTACGACATCTTCTAGCTTTTCTCGTTTTACAACCCCATTTTTCTAGCTCCACGTCTTTTACGACTGCCGCATCCACGTCTTTTACGACTGCCGCATCCACGTCTTTTACGACTTCCAACTCTACGTCGTTTACGAGTTCCGCCAACAACGTTTAGACCAGCCTCACCTCTTTCAGCAGCTTCTAAAGCATCATAATCACCAGTAGAGGCAGTTGTTTCATTATTTGTGTATGGTCCTGTTGTAGATTTAATACCTGCTTCCTCAATATCACCAATTTGATTTTCAATATCTGGTTCTTCTCCTCCTTTTTTGTTACGCATATTTTTACAGATTGGACAATTACAATCTGTCTTATGTCCATTAGATCTTTTCTTTTTATGTGTATATTTTTCTTCTTCTTGACCTTCTTCTTCATCTGAACTATCAGTATCGTTATCAATATCCATATCGGTATCACCTAGAATTTCTTCTTCCTCTTCTTCATCATCTTTTTTAGTTTCATCTTCATCATTATAACCACCACCGATTGTCTTTTTAGTTTTTTTATTAGATTTTTTGCCACATATTTTCTTTGAATTTTTCATATTGATACAAATGGGACATTTACATACTTTTCTATGTCCATTTTTTTTCTTAGAACCACCAGCCAAATATTCTCTTTTCTTTTCTACTTCTTCTTCATACCCACCGCGTTTAGCTTTATTTTCCATATTTTCACAAATATGACAAGCACAATCTAATTTGTGTCCATTTTTTCTTTTCCCACCTACAAGTTTTGAGTTATTAATATTATTACTCATTATATATTAGTAATATAAATAAGTTTTTTAAAAATTAAATATTAAATTTAATTTTTAACAATAATTTATACGCTAAACTATTTACTTAGATTCATCAGTAATAATCGTTGAACTATTAGTAGTTTTTACTTGAGAACGAGGCTTTCTAGTTTGTGTTCTTCCCTTATTGGCAACTAGTGTCCACTCCTTCTTATCACCATCACCATCACTTGGTCCCTCAGCATGAACTCTTTGAGCACTATTTTTTCTTTGATAAGTCTTTTGTCTTGGTTCACTAGTGTTAACCGCTTTTTGTCTTGGCATTTTTGGTTCAACACTAGTTGGTTCATCAGTAACCTTAGTTGCTTTATACTCGTTTCTAGAAATCTTTAATTCGCGTCTAGTTTCGCACATCAATTTTCCGCCTCTAATACCAGAAACTCGTGAAGCTTGCCATTCATGTTTATCTGATTCGACCTTAATTAAATTAAATTCAACATACTCTCCTTGAACTAAATACTTGTATTGCTGAGAATCAACATTAATAGCACTGTGATGAACGAATACATCAGTTCCGGAGCGAGCCCCATCAGTAACAGTAACAAACCCATAACCAGCCTTATTATTAAACCACTTTACGCGTCCGAGTAAGTGTTCAGTAGCAGAAGGTGTATCATTATCTTTGTAAGATGACATTCTATTATAATAATAAATATAAACTTATCTTTATATCTTTTTAGATATAAAATATTATTTTGTTCTTTGAGTTATATAATATATATGCGATAATACGAATCTCTCTAAATCTTCTTTTTTAGTTATATCAATATCATTCATATTAATATTTGAAAAATCCAAAAATTCTATATCATTTTCTGCTACATATTCAAAAATAGGAATCAAATTTATACTATCTGGTTCTACAACCTCCTTTAAATCTATTTCATATTCCTTTGCCATGTATTTGGCATAATTATAAATTGTTAAACCTATTATTTTTAGTCTGTTATCTTGTTGTTGGGTTGCTTTTCTATTTACCATTTGAAATACATTAAAAACTGATTTAATATACTCATCCATTTTATCATATCGATTCGACATTTTAATTAATAAAATATTTGTTTTTAATTATTTTTACTCAATATTTCTAATTCTCTCTTAAAATTATCAATAATTAAATAATAATTAGGTTTTTCTTGATATTCCATTGTTCTTGAATATCTTAATAAATCTAATAAAACTGCTGGATATATATTATCTTTTAATATATCTTTTTTTAGTTTGATTATAATTTCTTCGTCAGATACATTATTCCATGGTAACCCCCCTATGTATAAATATATTAACATATAACTAAAAGACTCTAAATCGTCTCTTCTGCTCAAATCATAACAATTATGTGAGGATATACTAGCATAGTTTTTACTTCCTATCATATGATGTGTTTTTTTTATTTTATTATGTTCTCCATTCTCAATATAAGATTTACAAAAACCAAAATCAATTAAATATATATTATTATTAATTTCATGTAATCCAAATAAAAAATTATCTGGTTTTATATCTCTATGAACTAAACCTTTATCGTGTATTGTTTTAATAATTGTTAGCATCTTAATTCCTATCTTTAAAGTAATAGCTAGAGAGAAAGTTGTATTTTTGTTAATTAAATCTTGTAATGAATTTCCTAACAATTTTATTACCATATAATAATTATTTTCATCTTTACCAAACCATTTTACACAAGGAATTCCTTCGCAACCATTTAAATATTGATAAATATTAGATTCGTTTTTTAAAAGTTTTAAATCATCTTGAATTGATTCAATTTTAATAGCTACATATTCATTTGTTCGTATGTTTTGTCCTTTATAAATTGAACCAAAACAACCTGAGCCTATTTTTTCTAATAATATATATTTTTTATTTATTAAATTCATTAATAGTGTTACTTAATAAGTATTTAAATTATTATTTTACATTTGTAACATTTCGAGAAAAGGTGTAAAAGGTCTTAAAGAGTAAATAAGTATATTGTAATTATATTAGTTAATAACATTAAAATTTGCTGTATTATCACTAATACTTTACTATAATATGATAAAGGATATAAATATGTAATTCCTACTCCTGCTTGTATTGTTGTACTTAATAATAAAAAATCTACAAATGTGTTTTTGTCTTTTTCTATAATACTAAATTCTTCTGAAATATTCGAGTATATCAAAGCAAATGTAATAATACACAATATATGAAAAATAAATGTTCTAATAAGTAAATTCATTTTATATATAACTGAAATATTTTTCTCAAAATTATTACTTAAACATATAATGACTGATTAGTTACCACATATTTTAATGTCATATGTGGAATCTCTTTTAATTTACTCAAGAAAGCAATATTACCAGTCATTTCAGAAATTTTCTCTAATTCACTTGAAATATTATTAATTTTTAACAAAGCCTTTACAAATTCGCCTATAAATATTTCCTTTTTACTCCCTAATTCCTGTAAAATAAATTTACATTCTTCAACATTTTCACAATTACACCATTGTTCTACAAAATTTAATAGGTCATAATGTATTTCATAATCAAATCCTGTCTTGATATTTCGAGCTAATTCTTTATTAAAATACCCTACATATAATTTTTCTACTTCTCTAATAATTTCATTAACTTTATCATCGTCAGATTTAGGAACATTATCTTTTAAATCGTCATTTACTCTAATATTTGTAAAGCAACTAAATAATGCAACTAATTGTTTTGATGTCAATTCATCTAATTTTTTTGAATTATATAATTGTGTAAATGCTAGGCAATGTATTTCTCTAATTTGAGAAGCAATTTTGCCATCTAATGTTAAATTTAATGTATTTTGATCTGATTTATCACCATCAATAAAGTTTTCTTCGTTCAAAAGTTCTAATACAGACGAAACGCCTGATTGAAAGTAAGAATGTAACACATCATAATCACTCTTCAAAGAATTAATTTCTTTTTCTTTATCAGCAGCCTTTAAATAACTATTCATATCTTGATTAATAAATTTATAATTATCATTTATTTCACTAATTTTTCTCTCGATTTCTTTCCGTTTTTTATTGACAGCGGAATGAAGATTTTTTTTTAAATCAATTAATTCTTGAATAATTTCTAATGGTGTCCTTATTTGTTGATTACAATTATTGAGATTATCTAATTCTGTTTGAAGTTTTGACATTTTTGTATGTAATTCGTCCATTTGCTTATCTAAGTCACATGTAATCATACTTTTACTAGCAAATTGAACTAGATTTTTATCTCCAATATCGAGTAAATTTAACAACAAATTATAAGAAATTTTAAATTTTGATGTTAATACTTGTGGTTTGCCATTCATCATCAATTTATAATTAACTGAATCAACATTTCTGAACAAATTATTTAAGTGAATTACGTGTCCAACTGTGTCCAACCCAAGGCGACCTGCTCTACCAGCTGCTTGTGTATATTCATGACTATAAAGCATACGAACAATTTCGCCATTAAATTTATTAACATCCGTAAAAATAGTAGTTTTAACTGGAAGATTAATTCCGACACTCATAGTTTCAGTGCAAAATAAAATCTTGATGAACCCTCTAGCAAATAATAGTTCAGTCATTTCTCTCAAGATAGGCATTAATCCGGCGTGATGAATTCCAACACCTTTTCTGAGAAGTTTAATAGTGTTAACATATTCAGGTAGATGTAAATATTCTTCATAATTTGGTAATTTACGAATAATTTGTTCACATTCTCTGTCAACAATATAAGGAACTTTACTATCAAATTCAAGAAGATTTGTAGTCATTTCTTCGGCACAAATTTCTAATTGTTTGCGTGAGAATACATAACAAAGCGCCGGTAACATTTCTTTTTCAACTAAATGTTCTGCTAATCTATTTAAAACATGTTGTCGTTTAACTCTGATATCATGTTTCTCGAATATTTTTAGTGCTCGTGTCATATTTTGGTAATTAACATCATTAAATACATTTTTATCATCTTGAATAACAAATGGTTTGTTTGTTAGCCGTTTAATCTCTTCTTGAGTAGCTTTATCTTTTATATACTTATTAATAGAATTAGGTCCTGTAATAAAACTATAATGTATAAGAGGGACTGCTCTTACTTGTTTGCGTGTCAGGTAGACTTCTTTTTCTACTTGTTTGGTTATGTCACCCTTAGTTTCAAGCCAAAGTGCAAATTTTTCTGGATTGTCTAATGTAGCCGACAGTCCTATCATTTGAATATGTGGCGGCAATAGCATTATACTCTGCTCCCAAACGTGTCCTCTATTTTCATCATTTATCATGTGTACTTCGTCAAAGACTACACATCCCAACTCATTTTGAATATCCATATCAAAAGATACTGAAGAAGCTGGAGCTGGTGAAGAACTTTTAATTTGATATAATTTATTGAGAAGAATTTCGGTTGTCATGATTAAAACATCAGCATCTGGGTTAGTCTTAATATCTCCGGTAATTAAACCAACTGATATGTGAGGATATTTTTGAGTAAAGTTATAAAATTTTTCATTGCTAAGAGCTTTAATAGGACTAGTATAAATTGTTTTCTTGCTTTTTGAATGAAAATAATTTATTGCAAACTCGCCTGGTAAAGTTTTTCCGGAACCGGTTGGCGCACACACCAAAACATGGTTTCCATCAACAATCGCTTTTACTGCCCATTTTTGAAAATCATGAAGTGGATATGAATATTTACTGAAATATTCTTCATACGTTATATCGTCTGAATTTTGAAAATTATATGAGCAAACTTTTACCATAATAAGGGTATATATTATGCTAGCTAAACCTTTTTTACATTTCAAATGTTGATTTATTTCTAAATCAATTTTTTTATAAATATAAAAAGTGTAAAAATAATTCGGAAAAATATTCAAGTGAATAAAAAAATGCCTACATAATGTAATATAGCACAGTTAAGTATAAAATTTATAATATATTATTTAAGAATAAGAAACACAATGTTTAATAAAATTTGAGTTTTTACATAGAGTTATAGTCTCGTCAAGATAAAACACAAATTTTTGCATTTCATTATTTTTTCCGATTATTTGATTAATAATTATATCTGAGTTTAAATGACTATTTGGTTTGATGGTTAATGTAAAATATAACATAATGTCATTTTTTACAATTTTTTTTGCCCAATATTCGTCGGTTTTACTATTATAACCAAAAACATTTAAATCGCCCTTATTTCTAAATGAAAATTGAATTAATTGTATAAGTCTATTTTTATTAATATTACAAGCAATAGTGAATTCTGATGTAAATCTGGCACGAACATAACGATTATAAGTTTTAGTCTTATCAACGTTAAATGGAATTAAAGACATATTAATTTTAATGTAAAGTTGATTATTTTTATTATGCGTTTATTTTGTAAAATACTTTTTATTTCAATTTTTTTTACATTTCTATATATAAAATATTTTATCATTTTTGAAAAACTTAATAAAATGGTAATTAAATTATTTATTATTTATTTTAGACATTTTTTCATGCAAAATGAAAAATAAAATAATTTTATAGAACTTCTTCATTTGTCGGGTCATCTTTGGAAAGATCATGTGGTCTTTAAGTTCTACAAATTTATTATATTTTTTCCAATTTAAAGAGCCGCAACACTACACTATGAAGGGAATTTGTTGGTTTTTAGAAAAAATGGCCTAAAAAAGTTCCCTACGTGTGTAGAGAAAAACACCGATTTCAAAAAATGAAAAGTATTTTAGCTTTTTAAAAATGGACAAAAAAAATGTCCAAAAATGAAAAGTGAAAACACTTCTTACTGACGAAAATTTCTGTGACGATGTTGAAAAATTACCGTCACAAATTAAACGTAAAAATTAAATTTTGCTATTGTAAATTTTTTTATAAAAACTTAAAGGGATTTTATCTTCCTCTAATATAGAGGATGTTAGAGGATTTAGAAATCCCCAAAAAAAATATTAAATATTTTTGTGAAAAATGTCTCTACAAAACAAATAACAAAA